ACCGAAGATTTCCTATCGAGTTTGGTTCAATAGGGTACGGTAGCGGTTTAGGGCCGCAGAGACGCAGGAACCGGGGCTGCAGCCTCAATGGGCGTTGCAGCGGGTGAGAGCCCCGCACATGAAACGGAGGAGGAAGGCTTCCCCGCGGCTGACGCTGCTACCGGAGAGGGTAGGGAGGGTATCGTGGATGATATCCCTTCGCTACGACTTTTCCATCATGACGGCCCGCTCACGTAGCTTGAGCCACAGTGGTGCGGTACCGATAAAGGCTCGCAAGGAGAATAGGAATGGCTTACTACGCAAAGAGTGACTCACCGATTGCCGCCGTGCCGGGAGACCTCGTAATCTGGGGGCCGGGCGATCCTCGTCCCACCCTTCCGATCGCAGGATGGAACCCCGGTACCGGGCAGTGGCCGGAGCAGCCTCCGTCAGAGCCTCCTCCGGGGACTTGGGGCGGTGCGGGTGAAGAGTTTCCTACCGTCCCGATCGCTGAGCCGCCGTGGGGATGGGGCAATCCCCCTCCGAAGCCCGACGTCCCTGCCGCCCCGGGGTGGGAAGTCAAGTACGGCTGGACCCCAACGACAGGATGGTTCGTATTCGCTATTCCAACTGGCCCGGTGCCGACCCCTTCTAAGAAGGGCAGATGATCCCTGCCGGTGCGGTTGGGGCCCCCTTTCCGCATAGGTGGGGAGGCTCGGGCAGGGTTTTCCTCCTGGTTTACTCTCCCGAGCTCTCCGTTTGACGATAGGTCAATACGGGTTGCCCAGCGAGCAGGTGGTGGCCCTATTGACTCAAATGCAGCATGGAAACAACAGCTCGCAGGCCGGCGACGTACCGTTAACCTTTCCGGTCGGGCGCCGGCCAAACCTAGAGGAGGTCCCGTGCCGATCATTCCTTGGAACTGCGCCCACGGCGACGCCCCATGGGTGACGCTCCCCTGCCGGTCCACCGTGGCCCTGGGCGAGGTCGACTCTAACCGAGTTATCGTCACAGGTCAGGGCACTATTCACTCACTCGGTCACTCACCGACTATAGAGGGGCTCGGAGTCCCGTGTACCAAGACAGTGTACTTTGAGCCGACGGGAGAGATCAATATCGAGGCCTCCAGCCACCTGGCTCTGCTCGGCTCCACTGGCAGGAGGGTCGGGGCAAAGTCTTTCGCCACCTTCTCATGCGACGGCTACCACCACTGGACCGAGAATAACTTCACCTCGCTCGACTGGAGCCCCGGCGACCTGGATGAGTTAATCGACATCATGTCCAAGATGGCCCTGCCTGTGGTCTTAATGGAGCGCCTCGCCGTCTTGAGAGAGAAGCGGCAGGGCGGTGAGTAAGCAATGGGCCTGCGAGGTATAGGTGCAAAGCCGCTGAGCAAGCGCTCGGCGCCAAAGCGGAATAACCCGTGGGACGCCGCAGGGTTGACCAGGGCCGAGAGGGTCATGGCATTCCTCGAGGACCTCACCATTACCTCCGGCAGCGAGGTCGGCAAGAAGCTCAGCCTTCGCCCCTGGCAGAAGAAGTTCATTCGCCAGGTCTACCGCACGAATAACTCAGACCTCCGCACGGTGAGGACCGCGGTCCTGTCGATGGGGAGGAAGAACGGTAAGACCCAGATCGCGGCGGGGCTCGCGCTCTGCCACCTCTCCGGCCCTGAGGCAGAGAACCGCGGCGAGGTCTACGCCTGCGCGAACGACCGCTTCCAGGCCTCCAAGATATTCCACGAGATGGAGGCGATGATCCAGCAGACCTCACTGCGCGGACCAATACCCAGAAGTTCGTAAAGGACATCCAGGACCTCTATAACGGTAGTGTGTACTGTACCCTGACCGCAGAGGCGAAGACCAAGATGGGTCTGAGCCCCTCGTTCGTCGTCTACGACGAGCTTGGTCAGGCCTCCAATCGGGAGCTGTATGACGCCATGGACAGCGCCATGGGTGCGAGGAAGGAGCCCCTGCTGCTGGTGATCTCGACCCAGGCCGCCGACTCCTATGCCCCGCTGTCACACCTTATCGACTACGGCCAGAAGGTCAACTCGGGAGAGATATCCGACAAGAGCTTCCATCTCACGCTATTCTCTGCGCCAGAGGACGCAGACCCGTGGGACAGGGACACCTGGGAGATGGCCAACCCCGCGCTGGGGGACTTCCGCAGTCTCGAAGACGTGAAGCGACTGGCCTCCCAGGCCCAGCGGATGCCGACCCAGGAGAACGCCTTCCGCAACCTGATCCTCAACCAGCGGGTGGCCGCAGAGGCTCGGTTCATGGAGCCGATGTCGTGGAAGGCGTGCGGAGATGTCCCAATCATCGAGCCCGGCATGAAGGTGTTTGCCGGCCTCGATATCGGCAGCACGAGAGACCTCTCCGCACTGGTGATCGTGCGCCAGGACGATACCGGTACGTGGCACGTCAAGCCTTGGGTGTGGGTCCCCGGCAACCTGAAGGAGAAGGGCGACGAGGACGGTGTCCCGTACGAGGTGTGGGCCAGGCAGGACCTGATCATCCCCTCCGGCGTTGCAACGGACCCGAGGGCGATCGCAAGGAAGATTGCGGAGGTCAACGGCCAGAACCAGATAATGGGTCTCGCGTTTGACCGCTGGAGGATGGCCGAGCTGAAGCGCGAGCTCGATCAGATTGGCTGCCGCGTGCCGCTGATAGAGCACGGCCAGGGCTTCAAGGATATGACCCCTGCCGTCGACGTCGTAGAGCGACTGGTGGTCCAGCGGAAGCTCAGGCACGGCCTCCACCCAGTGCTGACCTGGTGCGCGAACAACGCAATCGTGCAGAGGGACCCGGCCGGTGGCAGGAAGTTCGATAAGAGCAACTCAAAGTACCGCTCCCGCATTGACGCGCTCGTGGCGATGGCGATGGCCCTCTCCGCGGGCGCAATCAAGGAGAGACAGGTGGAGTTCGACATAAGTACCATGATCGCATGAGGACCCAGAGCCATGACTAGTCCGCTCCCCTTCCGCAAGCAGCAGCAAGAGCCAGCCCTCGATATCCCAGAGGGCAACCTGTTCCGCCGCATGGTGACGGCGAGGGTCCTCTCTCAGCTCAAGCGAGCGAGGGTCGACGACATCGCCGCAAGCCTGTGGCCCAGTGACAAGACGCTGGCGACGCTGATCTCGACCAGGGCTGCCACCTCTCCCGCAATGACCAGCGTTACCGGCTGGGCCGCGGAGCTCGCCCAGAAGTGGGTGGAGGACACCGTCGAGGCGCTCGGTGCCGCCAGTGCCGCAGTAGACGTCATGACCGGCGGCCTGGTCTTGACCTGGAACGGCTACGGGGCGATCGGTGTCCCAGCGTTCGTCGCCACCGCCGGGGGCGCCAGCTTTGTTGCGGAGGGGCAGCCCATCCCCGTGAGGCAGTTCGCCGCGACTGCCCAGTCGATCCTGCCGCACAAGGTCGCAGGGATCAGCGTGCTCACCAGAGAGATGGTCGAGAGTTCTAACGCGGAGCAGTTGATCGGCGACGTCCTGGTCCGCTCGGCCGCCCTGGCAATCGACGCCGCATTCTTCGACATAAATCCTGCAACGGCCGCCAGGCCTGCCGGTATCCGCAACGGCATAGCGGCCCTGACTCCGAGCGCGAGTACGGATCCATTTGGTGCCTACTTCGAGGACCTCGGAACACTGATTGGTGCGGTCAGCGCAGTCGGCGGCAAGGGACCCTACGTCCTGGTGGGCAACTCCGCCAGAGTGATCGGAATGTCCGCCCGCTTCCTTGGAGATGACGATGCGGTCATCGAGCCGATCATGTCGGGCGCAGTGGGGAGCGACATCATAGCGATAGCCTCGCAGGCCGTAGCCTCGGCGATCAGCCCAGACCCGGAGATCGAGGTCGCCAGCGCGGCCGCCCTGGTGATGGACGATACGGCTCCTGGCCTCCCGGGCGCCGCGGGGCCAGAGCGCAGCCTGTTCCAGACCGAGACGCTGGCGATAAAGGTCCGCTGGCCGGTATCGTGGGCGCTTCGCGATCCTCGCGGCGTGGCCTGGCTGACCCCGGCGTGGAAGTAAGAGAGGAGGTAAGGCCATGAGAGACCCGCTCGCCACTTTTGTCGAAGACGACCTCCCGAAGATGGATCCGGTAATCGCCTACGAGGAGACTGAGTACGGCTGGCGCGGCCTGACCCTCGGGGGTGAGGTGCTCGAGGTACGCAGTACAAATGGGCACAAGGCCT